AGGCACAACATTCTTTAGGGTGTCGTGCCCGCCGTGGGTCTTTGGATGGACATGATCTAGCGTCAAATTGTCAGAAGAGCCACAGTAGACACATTGGTTGTCCCAATGATCCTTAATGGCTGATCTCCATTGACGTTTTGCCTCTGCGCTAGTCATGGCTTTTAGGTGGAAGAGGTAGTCAGAAGGGGCTTCCAGAATCATCGATCCTGTGTGGGTTACTTCTTAGTGGATTTGCCGTTGTGTCCATTCCGGGCGCGGTTCCGTTTTGGGCTTTCGAGAACCATACGCCCGTCTCTTGTGTGGGAGAGGTCTTTGCCACCCTTCCCAGCAATTCCTCGCTTCCGTCGTTCCGTCCACCTCTCCTCCGAGGCATTTTTGACGGAAGGTTTCTTATTCAGTTTTCGTTGATAGGCCGCCTTCTTAGCTGCTGCCTCAGGATTGGCTGCGTAATACTTGGCGGACTTACTTTTTGCTGGGGCCATTTTCTACAAAAACGTAGTTTTCTAGGCGTTCCAAGCGTTGATGTGCCGTATCGGCTCGATTTACCAGCACCTCCACGGACTTAGAAATGTTGTGAAGGGTTAAAATGTGCCATCCAAACAATCCAAGAGCTGCTGTAGCAAGCACATTTCTAATTGTTTCTTGAAACCCATCGTTATCATTATCGGATTGCACGTTCTAGGTCCTCCATTTCCAATTCTAGGGAATCAAAAAGTGCCGACAGAGGAGAACCCATCGTAGCCAATCCAGTAATGTTGTTTTTGGATAACCAATCGGCTGCGGCCTTAAGATCTTGGGTGGTGGCAACACCGTTTTTGATGCGGTCGATCAATTCGTTAGTGACGAGGCCGTGAAGCTCGTTAAATTGATCTTCAGTGGCTCTATTCATAGGAATACTCGAACAGGACTTTCTGGATTTACCACATAGGCGTCCCACCCCTCAGGCAACTCACCAATGTAATTGACGTGCCAGCCTTCCAGCAGCACGGGTGGAGTGATGACTTCGCCGGTCTCGGGGTCGTAGGTGCCACCTGTGTAGATGGGACCGATGACATCCAGGGCGTGCGTGTGGCTGGCGGTGAGGGGGTGGCCGTCAGCGTCCAGAAGGCCAGCAGCATCCAGGGCAGCCATGCCGGTGGATTCGTCGGGGAAGCGGATGTAGTTGGTCATTGCGTTATGGCCTGCAGCGTGGAGTTGGAAAGGCGCTGGGGCCAGTAGGTGAGGCGGGAGATGGTTTGCGACGAAACATCTGTAGAAGGGCCAGAGCCAATAGAAAACTGAGTAGCTGTCGGCATTGCAGTTGCAGTTGCATTTACTACGTTGCTTCCGTTTACAAATATTGTTTGTGCGCCAGCAATAGCAGACCCCGCCATTTTTATAGAGCTTCCAACGCTGAATACGTTGTTAACGCTTAGCAAATCAATGCTATTACCAGTGGAAACAAGCCTAAGCCTTGCTCGCGCAGTAGTTGAACGACGGAGCTGCCATCTTTGATCGGCTGTATTGTTATCCACGCTTAGAAATGTTCCTGAGGCGTCACCAGGAACAGCTCCTGCTACCAAAAAGCTACCCTCATCCTGCCGATACCAGGAGCTGAAGTTCGACCCGGTAATGCTGGCCACATCTGCGGCGCGGGTTACGGCTGCGGTGGTGGTGGGGATGTAGGAGGTGGCAAAAGCTCCGGCTTCTATTTGTGCGCCCCAAACTAAAATAGTGCCAGTTCCGGTGCCTATATAACTGAGAGCACCATTTCCAGGTCTGATATTAACTGCACCTGTTGCAGTTGCAGTGGCTGTTGCAGTAGCAATAACACGATACCATCCATTTGCATAAGGAACAGTTGATGCGCTAACCGTGGCAGAGGAACTGATTACAGCCCCTGTTGACAAGTTAATTCGGCAGTTAATTGCTGTTGTAAACGCTGAGCTTGGAAATACAAGTCCACCTTCGGTTAAGGTTCCTGCTTTCATCCAGCAAGAAAATGTATATGCAACGCCTGATGTAAAACTAGTGCTAGGGCTTTGTACAAGTGAGTGAGCTGTTGAAACCGCATCGGCTGTATCTTTTAACTCCCACGCCGTATTAGTTCCATCAGGAGCAGTACCAGCCGTGGCGGTTTCACTGCTATTAGTGTTTGTCCACGTTGCATCAAACTGGTTACTCTGTAAAAGTAGGTTTGTTCTCGACTCTTCTACCAGCAGCCCTAGGCTTTCGCCGGTCGTGGGGTTGTGGTCGAAGCGTGGCACATCCGTGGTTGCCGTCTGAATCACCCCGTCGCTGCCCGTGAACGTGCCGCTGCTGGCGCGGGTGAAGGTGACGCGAGAGTCTAGAGTCTTGGTTCCAGCAAAGTTAAGATCCAGCGATGGTACCTGTCCCGCAAGATCATAAAGTTGATCTCCAAGTCCCCGACCAGTGGAGATAGCTCCTAACTTGGTTCCATGTACTCTCATTTCAATTCAACTCCGTAACAGCTAGGCTGCCGTTAACAGTTGCTGCTGATTCACGGATCACAGCAATACTTGCTCCAAAGGGAACCGCAATATCAAGCCGTTCGCCATTAGCGATAAAGTGTGAAGTAGAAGCGTTAGCAGTTTGAGCACCAACACCAACCACATAACGGATGTCAGCAAAACGAGCACGAATGCTGATGCGACTGATGTTAGCAGTTAGGGTGGTGTTAGCAGAAGTAGTCGTTGCGGCAAGTTGACGAGAAACAGTAGGAATACCCAGGGGTTCTACCGCATCAGCAGAGTAAAGTCCGCTGCTAACAGAAGTAGTGTACGTCATTTAATTATTCTCCAGGATGATTTGAATGAGTTTGGATGGATAGGTAGGATCGGTTGCATACCCCTCTTTCTGAAGTAGGTGGCAGCATTCCCTCCAATCCAAGGCACGATTGACGCCTTTGTACCCCTTGTAGTCCTTGTACCAAAGAGTGATCAAGTGATCAATACATTCGACAGGGGTCTCGTAGTTCTTAAAGGTATCGGAAATGGTGATCCACTTCCCATTGATGAACTCCGATGTTTGTTTTGCGGTGCCTGGAGTGCCCTTAATGCCGAAAAAGTTGTTCTTTCCAGACGTGTGGACGCCCCAGCTGGACTCAAGTGCCCACTGTGCTGCTACAACCTCTGGAAACTTGGCTCCAAGACTAGCCGCAGCCTTCCTAACACCATTAAAGCTGTTCTCGAATGGCACCGCAGCGGGGGCAGGCTTAACGTCTTCGATCCTACGAAGATCCATAAACCACCCAGTATTGGGTCCCTCTACCTCCCAACGTGGAAGCCAGTTCTTCCAGGAGTAGCTGACCTGTTTGCCACCCTTTCCACGACTCACATAGCCACCGTTGATATTATCAAGTTCCCCATACGGATCGTGAAAGATACCATGAGTATCCGTCATACCCACCAGGAGAACCCAGTGGCCGCCCCCACGAGGGGCCGTAGGCGTACCATGATGGAGAAACCCCACAGGCACAGGAACACCCTCTTCTAGCCGCTTCTGGAGGGCACTGAGGTTGCCGTTTTTGTGGAAGGTAGCACGTACCTTATACTCCTTGGCAGCTTGGGTTTGTGCTACAAAATTTGTAGTGTCTCCAAACTTAAGCACGGTGCGGAGATAATCGTCGTCTGCGTTAGAGCCAAGAAGTGATTGCGGCCGTAGATATTTGACGGCCATCGCCATTGTGCTCGAAAAGCACATCCTATCTGCGTGAGCCGTGCGACTATCTGTTTGGGGGTAGTATTGGCTGATTGGCAGTAGGATGTTGGTCATTTGAAGGAGTTTTTAATCTTCTGAAGACGCTCATCCTCAGACCGAAGGGGCTTCAGCAGAGTGACGACTTTAAGAAAGACCTGAACAACGCTGTTGGAGCGATACTTGGTGAGACCAATAACCTCAGAAGCAATGAAGAGTCCGAAAAAGATAGCTGCCTCGTAGGTCAGCTTGATGCCGAAAATGGTGATCATTTACCTTGACCTCGTGATTGTTTACGCCCATGATTGGGCAAAGAATGTTGTCCCTGGCCCTGTTTAGTTTTCTTCGGGGGACCAGGGACGTGGGTTGTCTTATTGAGTGACTTGGGGTTTCCCATTATTGTATCGTATGGCTAAATGTCCCCGCCCATGGTCCTATGAGAGGGTCGGTCATTATGGGATATATGCGTAATAAAAAAGACCTAGCGGTTAAGGGCCAGGTCTCTTGGTTTGATCACTGCTCCTTAGGGGGTAGGGGTGGGCATTACCGGGTCAGTTGAAAAGGCTAAAGGTTTTGGCTTATGGCTTTATAAAAAAAAAACTTAGGCGACAATTGCCCTGTCAGTGACCCTCCGCCAGTTTGTACCATCGCTAAAAGCCAAGACTGCGCCGCCGGTCTCGTTGCTAACGTAGATGACTGCACCCTCGCCAACGGCAGATGGCAACGTTGCAACTGTGTATACCCTTGCGCCCAAGGGGGAGGAGCAAGTAATTCTGCCTGTCCCTTTTGGCGTAAGAGTAATGCCTGCGTTTGATGCCGCACTTTCCGCAACGAAGCTGATATTGCCAGCCCCGGATCTAACCAGAATGGTGGAGTCACCACTAACAGAATCAGCTCGTAGGGCGACTACATCGTTACTGACAAGCTTTACCGAACCATTTGGCCCTTTTGCTTCAAGTCTAAGATTTATGCTGGCATCGCTGCCAAAAGGCCTGACTGATACACCGTTTCCACTTGTAGATGAAACAGCTTGCAGCGCGTTAATATCATTTTTAGTGTTTACTTGGTGCACGGCACTTTGGGCCAAGCCAGTTGATCCTGGGTCAGTCAGCCGAGCATTATTGCTATCAATAATAATAGGTGGAGTGCCAAAGTAAGCGTTACTGCCAGAGCCCAGGCTAACCGCGCCTGATGTGGAATTCTGGTTTATATACCGAAAGAGCGCAGAAATTGCATTTAAGGTATTGCCTGTGCCGACAAGATTAACCGCAACTCCAGGCAGGCGCTCGCAATGGAGTGCAGCCACTTGCAGCCGAGCATTGTTCCCGGACACATAAATAGAACTAGAGGCAGGAATCCCCGCTCCGCCACCGCCCCAGATTTCGTGTTGAGAGTTAATAGCATCAACTTGACAAGTAAATTCATTTGACTCAACCCACAGCGCATGTTTCGTAAAGTCTGAAGCGAGTGAATTGCTTAACAGCTTTGTGGCATAACCATCTGCGGTAGTTATGCAACGGATGAGCGACCTAGAAGCAAAAGTAAATGAGTTGTTAATAATGGGCGTATCAACCCTGCCGAGAGTAATCAGGTCGCAGTTGGACTGGCTATAGTCAAGAACGTATTGGTTTGAAGTCACATAAGTCCAGTCATGGATCTGATCAATTCGTACAACGTCAAGTGCTTTGTCAATATAAATAGCTTGGCCCACAAACTGACCGCGCAGGTTTCTGATAAACAGCCTGCCAGAGTTGTAGCTATGAACAAATTTATTGATGAGTGTGCAGAAGACATCCGTGAAGATAACTTCTCCAAGAGTGTTCTGAATAGAAAAGATCGGGGGATATGGTGTAGGAGTCCATCCAAGCACTTGACTTGGATGAAGCTGATGAAATCCAATCGAAACAAACTCTGTCCCTCTAGATGCTGTGCCCGAAACCGTGAAAGGGGTAAACGATGTGGAATCGATAACGAACCATGTTCCACTGTCAGGGTTTGGTCCGGTGGTGTAACCATCCCCTACAAGTGAAATAGAGCCATTGCTGATTGTGATACCACTGTTAAGTTTGTATTTCCCGGAAGGAATATATATGGTTTGTATATCAGAGCTGGCTACATAGTCGATAGCTGCTTGAATTGCCGCTGCGTCGTCCGCCACTCCATCCCCAACGGCCCCAAAGTCTTTTACGGATACAACATCCTTAAGCTTCGCCTCAACGGTCCTCTGAACAGCACCGGTTCCTGTTTGTATAAAGCCGCCACCAAGGTCGGCTAGGTCTCGTGTTTTTGTCATAATAAGTTATGCCTTGCCGGAAACGTGATAATTAATTCGGTGATTTACAGTTGCCATGCCAGTACCAGACCCGTACTTTATGTAAAAACTGGAAGTAGTTGGACGATAATCTGCGGCTGTTGTCGGTGGTAAATCTGCCAATACCCCAGCAACTGGAAGGTTATAACCAACTGCATCAGCAGTGGCAATACCACATATTTGTACCTGAATAAATTCATCGACGGAACTAAACAATCCAGCAGGTAACGGGACTTGGGCAACACTAGATGCGTTTGTGGTTACAACTGCTTGGCCAGATAACAACACATTTCCATAGTCGTCGCAAGTTGCAAAAGTATTACTACTATTAAAACTGTTTACATATGCTGTACTAAAGCAATTAGTAGCACCAGCTTGACGGGTAAAGATAGGACCTTGGTTTGTATAAGTAACCAGAGTGCTACCAAGTTCTTTCACATTTTGAGACTGTGACCCCACATAGATGCCACCTGAAACGTCAGGGTTGCTTAAATCTTGAATGGTCCAACGGGTATTACTTACCGAGCAGGCTTTATTGACCATACCCGTACTGCCGTTGGCAAAGTTAAACAAGTAACCTTTGGTGCCTGTATAGCCAGCAACTTGACCAACAGTAAAATACACAACAATTTCAGTTCCGTCAATCTTTACGTTTTCACAATTGACGAACTTGGTAATGTCGTAGTTAATATTCTCACCCACAGGCACATTACCCTTTTCACCACCATTCATTAGTAGTGAACCTCCAGTAATATCTACGTTGCTAACCCCAGTAAAGGCGTAAGCATTACCACTTAGTTCGGCATTACAGTTGATAAACTTAAAGGAAAGACCCTGTTGGCTGGGCTTTGAAATACTCCAGATGTTATTGGTGTGGCTACAGAAATGATGACCACCTGCTTCAACAGAATCAAAGACAATGCCTTCAAGACCATGAGTCTCGTCAGCAGTAATGACTTCCTGCTGCTCTGAATTTAAGTCAATAGCTTTAGTCCAATAATTCAATTCTAAATTAAAGAACTTAGAGTTATAAGCACCATCAACAGCACCACTAGTACCAGCAGCTTGAGAGGAATATGTGCTTAATGTAAGAGCAATACAGTCAACTGGTGTCTGGTTGGCAAAGCTGTTGCGTCCCAACATAGACACATTGGACCAATACATACCTGTAGGTCCATAGATCACTGCGCCTTTATTCCAACCATTACTACCGTTGGCATTCCACCCCATAACAAGGATATCATTCCATCGAGAAGTATATGGGCCATTTCCCTCAAGAGCAACAATAAAAGCAGTACCACCAATAGTATTTGCGGTACCACCAGGTAGTTGACCAGCCTTAACTGCAATACCTTCAATGCTAATAGCCCTAGCATAAGCAGGAGTAAGGAACCCAGTTTGTGATACAGGCGTTGTCGTGCCACCAGCA